TAAATTCCTTATCCTTATAACTTTACCATCAGAGGAAAAGGCAATCTTATCTCTCGTTAAGGGTTCGGTTACACCGTTTGATCTTATAAGTGAATATCTAGTGCTTGTAAATGGAAGATAAATTTGTCCTTCTGGTAAAGTCGTATCAGTTATACTAACTGCCGATAATTGTCCATTAGTAATATTAACGGTAAATGTTTTTCTGATTATAAGTGTTGCTTCAGTTAAATCAACAGTAGCGATATGTTCTTTTGGAAATCTAGTAAATAGTGTATTATCAGAAGAAGTATCAAAATTTGTAGTTACAAGTTCAAAGTCGGTAACAGTTGTTAAAGTACTTAAATCTAACCTATCACATACTCCAGGAATGCTAATACCTTGACTGATTGTTATGCTATCAGTTCCAACTCCAGAAACTTTTGCTAAAACTTTATCATCACTAGTGCTACTAGTTTGAGTAAATCTTACAAGATTTCCTTCCTTGAATATACCAGGAATAGCAGGATTTGTTCCTCTCACTACACTATTTCCACCACTCGTAGCGGTAATCGTTACAATACCTACACTAGATAAAGATGACTGGACGACATCTGCACTGAAAGTATTAATACCGACTCTATTATCCCCCGAGGCAGATGCACCGACACCAAAATCTCCAAATAAAGATTTCACATCAGATATATCATGTGAAGTAATTGCCACGGCAACCCTACTCTCAGTAATTTTATCATTAGAAGTTCCACTTCTAAAAATTAGTTTCTCATCCTTTAAAAATTCACCTTTTTTATCATAAACTGTAAGTGCAGTTCCAACATTTACAGAACTTCTTAAGAATGCTGTCGCACCACTATTGTCTCCCTCGACATACGCTGGGGTCGATAAGGTTATATTTTGATTAACCGCAATTTCTGTAAATGATTGAACATCAAATAAAGATATTCCCCATTCATTTGTATCGGGTAATGAAGCATCGTAAGAACCAGAATCTAATCTGAAATCAAATACTCTTGCTAATCCTACTTCTTTCCCTGATGCAACTTCAGGATCAGATCCAACTCGGTCACTCCTTAGACTGACAACAAAGGTATTTCCAACACCAACTGATGGAGTTCTATAAACATTATTCAACTTAAAAGTTGGACCAGTGTTATATTCTATAAACTGATCTTCAACTGTCTTTGTAGTTCTTGGTTTTGGTACATCAATAAAAGTTGGTGCAACCGTTTCTATCTCATATCCTCGCACGTATGCTTTACCTGGAGATATTCTACACAGCGCCAAATCATCTGATGGAGTTCCTCCGCTATAAGTGAATTGCCCTGCTTGAAATACTCCTTGATTTCCCCTATTATTATTAAGTGAGTTTACAATCGAAACATTGAAAGGTTTAACAATATAATGACCACTTTCATCGTAAGTTCTCTTGGCAAGAATATCTGTAAGATCATCATAAAATACACCACCGTTTCCTCTAGCGGCACTTCCTCTTCTGGTCTGAGATGTTTTTAAATTACCATTTTCAATAGTTGCTAATTCTATAAAATTATCATCATTTTTATCACTAAGTGATTTCTTAAATAAACTAACCGACATCCGCAATCTATCAGCACCTGGCGCTCCATAATTATTGAATCCTTGAGAATTGTCATTTAATGATTCGTCGGCATTAGAATTTACAATTTCCTCATTTACAAACAAACCAACTCTGTAACTTGGAGTATTGCTATATTGATCTAATATTAATGATTCTTTATTAACACTGACAAAATGTCCGCGAATGAAGTATACGCCAGAATCAATCTGGAAAACAGATCCTGTTGCCGCAGCACCGTTGATAATTGTGGTTGCAAATGGAGTGCCTGGAGCAATAGTTGAGTTGCCAAAGAGTCCAGAAGATATAATCTGATTGGAAGTAAGTTCTTCACCATCAAAGAAAGTTTGTGTTGTATTATCTGCTGTCGAAGACCCTACATATGCTACATAAAGAGTCAAATTTCCCCTTTCGGAATCAGCAGAGAATAATACATTGTCAACGGTTGCAGTTATCCCAGAGGTTTGTCCTGTGATTGTTGACCCTATTAGTTGACTAGCATACGCTTCAACAGGAACTCCTTGGAAAGTGCTAGATAACTGAACTGCATAATATAACTGAGAATATCCAGTATTTCCGGGAATAACCTTGGCACCTTCCTTGAAGAAGTGTTGACCAAACTTTTCAACTTGGTTTTGTAAAATTGACTGTAATGTAGTTAATTCCCTAGCTTGAACTGGATATCCAGGCTTAAATAATACTTTTTGATACTCGTTTGTCGGATCAAAATTATCAAAATATGGCGCTACATTTAGATTCGTTTGCTGTGGCATAATTCTTTAGAACTGCAAAATAACTTTTATGTCTTCTTTTTGATTCGACGAGCGAAAAATAGCGGGTCTATTATCTACATAAATGATATTACCAGAATGTTGTTTTACTTCTGGAGCAGCAACACCACTACTGAAATTCATGCCAAGATAATATGTACGATTATTTATCGTGGTTTTATTGTCGTTAAATGACTGATCGATTGATAATTGTAGTCCGACCGTAGGTACAATAGACACATTACCTCCAGTTTCTGGACTTCCTGAAAATTCATTCAATTCAAATCCAAATTCTGGATTAAATTCCCTATTTCCATTAACATTAAAACCGTGGTTATTCCTGTTTTGCCATAGTTTTAGGACGCCAGTGTTTTGATCATAGTTTATAACTCTACCCACAGAAGTTTTTCCAGATCCAACTAATTGAGTTACTTCTGAGTCGGTATCAAATATTGCCTCACTATATCCAATTCCAGTCAGTTTTAATGCAGAAACCGCGCTTGCTTTATCTGAGTTTAAAATTGATCCTCCTGCAGATTGTGGATTCTGTACAATACCAATTCTAGCAAATTGATTTCCTGTGACAAAATCTGGATTTTCATTGTCACTTTCAATTCTAGAGTATATTAAAATATTATACGCCCCTAGTTCCCTATAGATATCTGCTCCATGACCACCTTGTGGAGGAATAATTACGTCGAATTCTGGTCTTGTTGTTCCTTCTGGAATGCCTGCCGCAGAAAAGTTGACCGTTCCAAAAGTATAACCTGAACCCTGAGAAGAAATGACAGCAGATTCCACTCTTGAATCCCCGTCAATTGTAATAGAGCACTCTGCTCCAGATCCATCACCTTCAATTGGAACATTACTATAAGTTACATTACCAGTTCCTAATCCAACACCACGATTTTTTACAGTAATAATTTTAATTGATCCATCTACGGCATTATCTCTAACTAATGAAACATCATTATCAGTTTCCCAATTTTGGGGAACAGGCATAAATTCTGTTGAGTCAAATTTGATAATATCTGAGGGTTTAATTGTATATAAGTATTTCCAAATATAACCGTCTCCACTTGTTCCTGCGGGTCTTGGTTCCAGATCGACAAAAGTTGGTTCATCCAGAGATGGTCTTCCATTTGGAGTTTCTGGATTAGATCCATTCTGAAGGCATATATAAACTCTAAAATCACTATTAATGACATAAAAAGTAGATGAGTATAAATTAGTCGAACCTGAAATAGGAGCTGTGTTTGACCTACTATAATCATGCCTATACATATCATAAGAATTTCCAGAAGACCAAACTCTTTTTGGAACTACTTGCCTTACATCAGTAATATTAATTCTCTTCATAGCAATCATACTATCCCAATAGTCATTCTCTTGATCAAAATTATCTTTTGGTGATGGAGGGTTCTCATTCCAAGTTGAGGAATAATCAAGAGGATTTGGTAATCCAACGAAAGAATAATATGAGTTATTAGCGTTAGCTATTCCCGCAACAAAATTCTTTGCGTTTAATATTCTAATCTGATCAGTTATGATTGCAGCCATTTTTATAGACTTTTCTTTTATTTATTAGGTGTAATTGGTAGATTTTTTAAATCTTACGTATCTAGTTCTAACTAGTTTTGTAGAAGTTGATATGCCAGTATTATTATCAGTTCCTATTCCCGACATAGTTTGTGCGGGGTATGCCACGTTCTTACTTCTTCCGGTAAGAGTAACTTTACCCCAAGAGAAATCACCTATGAAGGGTGCTGTTGTAATACCTACGGTTATTCCTGCTCCTGTAGGATGACTTGTAGTATTTACAATAACTCTTGTTACTTGAGTTGAAACACCAGCAACACTCCTGCTTATGTATTGAACAGAATTTGCTACATAAACACCATCAAGGTGTTCTTTGTTTATTCCAACAATTGTGGAGTTATCATTAGATAGAGATGTAATGCTCGTGGTTGCAGAACCAATATTTGAATTTGTGATTGTAAAATAGTCGCCTGCAATTAATCCACTAAGAGTGACAGCAGTTCCAACAATATTTACATCTCTAAGTTTTGAACCATATGGAATATGCAAATCGAAGATCATTTGCGTGGTTCCCACACCAACGAATTGTGTTCCAAATCCAACTACAATACCAGAGTCTCCAATGTAAGAATCAACAATATTTTCTTCTGTTGTCAATGTTGGTTCACCAATAATAACGGATGGAGAACTGGTATATCCAATACCACCATTAGTGACAGTGATTTCGGATACAGTTCCACCAACACTTATAGATGCAGAAGCTAGTGCTGTATTGATTGTTCCTATTCCTACACCAACAGTGCTTGCTATACTTACACTAGGAGTTGTAGAATAACCAACTCCACCATTATTAACAACTATGGACCTAACAGTTCCAGCAGCAGAAACAATTGCAGTTGCAGAAGCTCCCACTGTTACTTGTGTTGGAATGATTGTAACTTTCTTTTGAATAAGATTACGGACGATATTATCGGGATTTTCAACAAAATTATCAAACAATGGTCTTAATCTATCAACATATATTATTTCGGTTGTAATTCCAACCTGGCTTATGATATTAGCAACAGGACTAATTACTGGTTCATATAACTCTCTATCTTTTGTGACCTCTTGTCCATTTATAAGTTTATCAGCAGTTTGTTTACACCATGTAATTGGTCTTTCCAATTCTTGGTCATCGGTCAATCCAGGACTAAAGTAGGGATTTGTTTTGACTGCATCGATAGAAACAGAGGTGTTAACAGTTCTCGCGTTTTGTTGCAGTAGTGTGCTTTGATTTTGTTCCGGATCATGATTTAGGGTAACTTCATCACCTATCTTTAGTGATTCAATTACTTCTCTATCGATAACATCCAGATTATCACCACTTCCCTTATAGAAGATAATTTTTATATCATCGCCTATTCTTGGTGGTTCACTGAATATGATTCTGGATCCACCGGGGAATCTATAGGATTCTCCAGGAACCTGAAGAATGTTATTAATGAATACAATTAGAACTTGATTGAGGTCAATATTTGATCCTTTCTTCTTATTAATAGCAATAATATTTCCAGACTTAATCAGTGGGAAATCCAATCTCTTACCATCAGGATACTCACTTATGTCATCAAAATTATCAAGAACACCAACAGACCATCCTGTAAACTCATCATAATGCACTTTATCAATCGAGATTTGGAATTCATCTCCACTGAATTGAGATGTTGTAAGAACTCCGGAAAGACCATCAGTAGGGACTGTTAATATTTCACCTTCTTGATATCCATATCCAGTATTTTTTAACTTGAAACTAAGTATACTAGATCCTTGACCAACAACAATATCAGCAACAGCACCAACACCGCTACCAATTCCTGTTGAGGCAGAACTATAAGTAAGAGCTATTCCTGCGTATGATAGTGGATCGTCGATGACTACGAATGGTGGATTTGTTTGAGTATACCCTACTCCCGGATTCGTTATGGCGATACTAACGATGTTACCATTATTATTGACAATAGCAGTTCCTATAGAAACAAAATTACCACTTCCCAAGGAAGAAGTACCAACACTTACATTTACTGTCTGAAAACCTACTCTATATCCAGAGCCACTATTTCCGATAGAAACAGAGGATATTGTGCCAAGACCAGAAACTACTGCAGTTCCACCGGCACCAATAAGAGGTTGATATCCAAATCCTGTAGTAGATCCAACGGAAAGAATCATACCACCTCTTGGTAGAGTTGATATTCCCACATCTCTCGTCAGATCTCTTGCAGTTCCAACAAAAGTAACTGTAGTGATGCCTGAAGACTCTATTAGTTCATAATTATTTTCATTACCAACAGTTTGGAATATATCATTGACCAGTGCAAATATTCCTTCATTAGCAATACCAGAGATATTTGCATTTTGAGATTTAACAGTAAAGTTATTTTTTACACCGTCAAACTGTTTTGATATATCATCAATAACAACATTTTTGTAATATGGTTCATTTGAACTTTGAGGTACTCCACTTCTTGTAAATACTCTTCCTTGGAAACTACTCTGAGCATCACCTGCTGCCAATGCATTACCAAAAGGAGCATCTGCAAAATTAAGTGTGTTATCAACAATATTATAGTTTCCAATAATTTTAGTAACCAAAGCACCAGTAGAGAATCCAGATAGAGGTGTGCCTAACCAAGATCTACGAACTCTTATGGTGTTAGTAGCACCTATCCCAATTCCTTCAATTTTTACTATTTCATTATCAATCTTGAGCAAATCTCCACCAATAATACCATCTAAACTACTGAGTTTAAGTAAATCATCTGTTGTAACCGCACTTTGAATCAAAGTTGTTGTGCTTGCGGTTGAGACAATGGGTGATTGAATAATATTATCAAGTGCAATTAATACTTTTGGATTTTGATTTGTTGCTATAAATTTATGAGAATTTCCAACACCAACAGAAGTAAATTCCAATATATTAGGAACTGCTGCAAGTGCATCTTCTGCACTTCTTGCTAATTGGATAGTTTCATCGTCAATTTTTACAACAAATAAACCCTCGTCTGGAAGGAAACTTGTTGTAACTCCTATCTCAGGGAATGTTGTTTGTGCGATTCCTATTTTATCTGTTGTTGATAATCCAGCAGAGTTGTATCTGACTCTTTCACCAGTAACAAAAAAATGATCGGGAATTGTAATTGTATCTCCAACGATTCTGACCGTGGATGAGTCGCTTCCATCAAATATTTTTTCAAAGACGGGGCTAAATACATGCTTAATGGGGAAAGATCTTCTGACATCTCTGTCAGTGCCCGTATATTTTGTAAATGACGTGGAATATGTTCCATTATTAAAGTTAATAAAGTCTTTAGTATCATCCTCAACTCTTAGAGCGTTCATATATACATGAACATTAACATCAATATTTGGTTCTGGAGTAAAAAGGATTTCCGTTGTCGCTGCAATACCAACCCCATCACTTACTATTCTACTTCCAAAAGTTCCAAGACCACTGTGTGTTCTGACATTTCCAAATTCATTATCAAAAGTTTGATTACTCAATACACCTTCAACATGGTCATCAACAACTATATGTTCTAAGAACTCATATCTATCATTAGTGGTATCATGAAGTTGAATCAAGGAATACGATGAATCATATCTATCAACCTCTTGTGAAATATGACTTGGATATTGCCCGACAACATTTTCAGTTGGAGATCCAGATGAAGAAATTTGTGTTATTCTAGATTCCAATCTAGCGTGCTTCATATCCACAGTTGATATTCCAGAAGAAGCAGTGGAGAGTCCAACAACGATGGTGTTGATAACAGAAGTAGTTCCAATACCAACCTCCGGATGGAAATCTACCTTAAGATTGCTCCCATCCAGATATGCATTATAGGTTCCGAATCCAGCAGCAGATACTTCACCGATAGATGTAGATAATCTACCAAATTCTAAAAGTGAAACCTCATTTCCATCATGGCAGATGTTTAATTCTTGATATTCAAATTCTCTAGAATTAAATACTGCAGTAGATCCAAATGATACATTCTCAACATCAGGCGCTATGGTCACTAAAACCTTTAGTGAATGATACGTATTACCAATACTTACAATATTTGTTGGTGTAGAAGGTACGGAAACACTACTACTTTGTATGATAGATTCCCCAATTGATGTTGTTCCAATTCCGAGAAGATTATCATCTAAGTTAAACGATAATGCACAAACATCAAAATCATTTACTCTAGATTTTATCGGAAAGAATCTGAATTCTCCTATTGAACCAGAAATTGCAAAGTCAAAAGATCCTAGATCATTTACAGTGTCTGTCTTTGCATATTGATTAAGATACCCGTTTGAAGCACTATCGTGAATTAGAGATACTATTTCAAACTGCCTCTCTTTTACAAACCTAGTATCCTTTAGATAGATAAAATACTTTTTACTTCTAAAGTCCGTCAAATTAAACGCATCTAATGTAACAAACGCGGTTGGTCTTGGAGTATTGTTAAACAAAGGACTTACATCATCTATAGATACAACTCTATTTCCAACTGACTCGCTAAAATCGGAAAGCACTTTACTCTTTAAGACAATTTCATCTGATAATACTGATGTTTCATCAAAGTTTATATTATTTTCTCTGCCCAAGTCAAAGTCATAAACGCAATTCACATCAACATATTCATCTATTCCATAGTCAATTGTTAGATCAGAAAGCGCCGTTGTTAAACCTATATTAGCTGGTTGCTCATCATTCCTAGATTCAATTTGAAGATCTGCAAACTTTTTAAATCCTATGGAATGATTATTACTTGAAATAATATCATCCCACTGAGAGAATGGAATTCTGGATTTTATTGAATAAGAGAAATTCTGATAATAGTCGTTATCCTGAACTCTCTGAAGATTATTATTCAAGAACCCAGAAATAGTTTGATTACCCTCAAATATTTCTGTTTTCGCAGCAACATTAAAGTAAGTTTCATATGATTTTACCTCAGAACTTACTGCTAGAGAATCTGAAGACAATCCTCTGATGCTATCTCCAATTTTAAATGAGTCTTGAGACAGAATTCTTAAAGTCTTAGTAGTACTATCCCAACTCTGAACCGTTCCAGTTTTAGTGCCAGAAACAATATCTTCACCGGAAATAAAATCCTTTGTCACTAAACCAATATCAAATTTTGGGAAATATTTTTCAGGAGTAATTATTCCAGAGGATCTAATAAGATCTGCCTTTCCTGGATCTTCTCCATTACTTAAATCTTCAGAGAGATTATATGAAACAAATCCAATACCCCCAATATTTGGGGTGACGGATGTAATAGTAAAAAGTTTATATCCGTAGTTCTTAGAATTATATCCTTTAGCGGTTGAATTTATCCCTACACTTATATTTTCAATAAAAACTCTACTTCCAACTTCAAACGGGAAATCATTTAACGAAGAAAATCCTGTTGATAATCTAATAGTAACTTCTTTAGTTGTCTCATTAAATTCTACATTACTAATACCAACTCCATTATTATTCTCGACTGGTAAAATTGTGGGGGTGGAGTTATTGATTCCTCTCGTATTTTGGAGAATAGTAACTGTATTATCTTTTACCGAATATCTTAAATCTAAGTCTGATACTATCTGATTAGTTTTTCCATCAAAAGTTAAAAGTTTAGGTGCTGAGGTGTATCCTTTTGCATTTGAAGATACCGTTATAGTATCAATCACCGCAGAGGAATCAACTTTAATAATTTGAGGAAGTATCGCAGTTGGTTTTAATGTCTTATCACTTGGATAATCATATCCAATGTCTTTTATAGACACACCTTCAATTTTTCCAATGTTCTCGCTGACACACAAAAATTCAGCTCTTGAACCGTTGATGGAATTAACAGAAATAACATCTGGTAAAGTGTCATAATTTTTTCCCGGATTTACTATTTCTATAGCGGATATTGGTCCATTTGTATGAATACAATCTGTAGTATATGTTATTGATGAGGATGTGGATACATATGAATTGTTTTCTGGAACTTCGTTTAGAGAGAACTTAAAGAAATTAGTTCCAGCGATTGATACTCTTTTGAGTCCATTGTAGACACTATTTCTAATTTCAATACTACCACTCCCAATAATTTCTTCATCAACCATCACTTCAGATTTTATTTTTGGAAGATTATTATTTGTAACCGGATCTAATCTATAGTAGAGGATAGATGGAGTTGTATTTCCAATCGATACAGAGACTTTTGATGAATCGGATAATCCTGACTTATTTTCTCTTTTTACATTAAATACTGACGAAGATAAATCAGATTCCCATAATTTTGTATAATTTTTATCAACATAAAAATTAAGTTTAAATGCTGAGTATAATGTAGATTCTTTTTCATATGCTAAAGAAGCATCTGAAATATCAAACTCTAATGTAGAATCTCTGTAAGCAGGAATTTTAGGATTAATTAATCCTATTTCTCCAAAAGTGAGACTAGTGCTGGCAATACCTACCACATTAGGATTTGATAATAATGAATCATAACGAGTATTTGATAACTTGAACTTATCCGAGTCAATCCTTACAATATAATAAATCTTATCATTTTCTAATCCCTCACATGGATCTGCAGATGAGTATATTACCTTATCACCACTTTCATAATTATGATCTGATATGCTGATAGTACTATTACTTGTATCTACCCCTACACTTGAAAATGTTTTAATACCTACAAGAATTCTCCGATTTAAATCATTATATTTGATTTTGTATGTTAATGTTGTTTGTGGGTTAACATTAACAAATACATTATGACCTTCATGTAATAAGTGGTCTTGATCTGTTGTTACTGTAACATTTTGCCTAGAAGTTTCTACGGATAAATTTTTATAGTTTGTTTTAAAACTGTGATTACTGCCAGTTCCAACTCCTACAAATAAAAGTATCTTTGCAGTGTTACCAACACCAACAAATTCCCCAGTTGTACCAAGACCAACTTTTTGAGTTGCAATTCCTATTAAATCATTTGTAATTTTTGCAACAAAAAATTTCTGCCCATCGGATAAGGTTGTTGCTATTCCAACATTAGATTGTTCGTTATAAACTATTCCACTTCCTCCATTTGGAGAATAAGTTAAGATATCTCCAGTTTGAAGATTATGATCCTTAATATAAATTGAACCAAGTTGTACTGATACATTTCTTGATCCTGTAGTATTAAATCCTAAAGAATTTAGTCCAAAGTTAGAAAATGTTAAGACAGATCCTATTCCAACAACGGTAGTGCCTAATCCAACACTCTCTGCAGGATTGAAATATATTTCAATATTTTTTTTATATTGATAAGTAGTATTCAAACCAACATTAATCAAAAATCTTTTAGGATTTTCTGTTAAGATAGATCCAACAGTATGACTCAGACCAACTGGTCCATCAATCTCTCTCAATACTCTAAATCTTGAATTTATCACATCAACATTTAATACCTTGACCCTTTCAGTTCCGATTCCCAAAATATCATTAGGTGCAATTTTTGTTGCAGATAGACTACCAGTCACTGGAAAGAATGTAACCAAACCTGTAACAGATGTTGAACCTACTGATATAGTTTCTGTGGTTCCAGATCCTGCCAATTTAAATGTTTCACTCGAAACTCCTATTTGATAAGATCCCTTTATGTTTGTTGATACTGTAGATACTCCGGTGATGGTAATGAAATCAAGATTGTTAAAGTTATGAGGATTACTTGTTTCTATAATATATTGATCTTTAATATTAGAGGGTATTACTTCAGCGTCAGTGATTTTAACGGTATCAGTAACGATTGATTCTACTGATTTTCCTTTTAATAGAGAAACTCTGGCCGCAGCTCCAACTCCATTTGTAAATCTATTGTTAAAATTTAAAGTATCGCCTACCTTATAGGAATCACCTGCTGTCTTAATGATAATCTTTTGAATATTACCTAAACTTGATGATGAAACAATCGCGGATTTATCTGACGTTTTTGGAAAATGGATATATGGATATTTTAATTTTTTGTCTCTAAGATTATATGGGAATGTATTTCTACACCAACCATTGCTTTCAATATCATAATCTTCTTGATTTGATGATTTTTTGAAGTTAAAATTTATAGGCTCAGAGTTAAACTTATCACCGATCAAATATGGAAACTTAGGTAATCTATAATTTTTAAATTCTGATATATTATCTGATTGAACAGAATTTTCATCTATGGTTGAAAAATATGCATACGTTCCGTTTGGATACTCTGGAGTGACACAAAATCTTCCATTATTTTCGTCAAGATAACTATCATCTTCATATGAGTAATGAGTATAATCTTCTACAAAAAATCCTAATGGATATATGCTAGTTGGAGGACCATCAAGTCTGCTTTCATTAAGTTTATATCCAGATTTCATAATAGTGACAACTCCACCACTATTAGAAGAATATCCATATGGTCCATAGATTGGATTTCCATCATATGCCCAACCTATGATTGGGGAGTGATCTTGGAATATAGTTTCTTGAGAATCAACTAATTTAAGATCAGGTTTTCCATAAAGCACTTCCCCCCCTTCATTGACAGAATATAACATTTCTCTCAATTTTCTAGGTGCATACATGTAGTATGCTTGAAGACCGTACTTATCACTTGACGAATTTTCTAAGACAATATCATCCTTTAATAAGAAGTTATTTTGATAAAGTTTTTCAAATGAATTTATCATCCATCTATTTACTTTTCCAGAAAATTCATAATCTTCCTCAGTAGTTGAAACTACTATCTCAGTTTCTCCGGAAATATATCCGGATCCAGTTTCTATTACTTTAACTTCAATAAGTCTTCCATTTTCTAAGATTGGTGTTAATATACATCCAGTTCCAGATCCAAAAATATTGAGATCAACACTTGAAACATATCCATTACCTGGATTCACTACAATGACTTCAGATATTTTTCCGTTAACAACAACTGGTTGCACCTGAGCACTCTTACCACTTTTGACGGTAATTCTTGGATTTTTGATAAAATTTATTATATCACTTGTACCATACTGCGATCCTCCATTCTGGAGATTTATTGATGATGCCTCTCCCCTAAAAATGGGATCTACCTTGACGCCAAAAGTTTCATTTCCTACAGATGATATTCCAACCAATCCATCGACTTCCACTTTGATAGGAGGGTAGTTGAAGAAATGAACTCCTGTGCCTTGAGATGTTATATTTACGTATCGTTTTGTCTTAAAGAATAAATTCTTTTCTTCTGTTAGTGACGCAGTTTTTGATAACTTAAAGTTATTTTTATCTACAACAGTAACATAATATTCATCAGATGTTGATATTCCAATTATTGGATTTTCTGTTCCACCAAGATATTTTATAATCTCTCCTGATTTATAGTCATGATCATTGATAGTTATAGTATCTGATGAAGTGCTAATTCCAGCAGATGCAACAGACCTTTTCTTATTCTCGTAACCAGTCCCTCTGTTAATAATATTAATTGTACTAACTATAGATTTTTTCTGAACACACTCAAGTGAGTGTCTTCCAATTCCTGTATTAGTAAAAACTACCGTATTAATACCTGCAATGGAATCTCCTAAGTCAGTATGCAATTTAACTGTATTTGCATCAATAACGGAAGCATAGTATCTAAAATCAGTAGATAATCCTCCAACACCTTTTTGGGAATATGTTTTATATACAATCTCTTCTCCACCACGGAACTTATGATATGTGGAAAATCCTATTGAGTTATTTGTTAATGAGACCTGAATATTAGCAGAAAAATCTGCTCTATGTGTTATCAATTTTGTAGATACTAAAGCTTTAGCGTTTTGCCCATTTCCACCAGTGATTGATACAGTGGGTGTGCTGACTAAATCAAATCCCGGATCTATAACCCTTATTTCTGTTAGGTTTCCTCTCACTGCCAGAGAACCTATGGCTCCTGTTCCTGTATCATCTTGAATATCTAAAAGAGGCGGATTTATAACATCAAATCCTATTCCCGGAGAAATGACTTTGATTTCATCTAATTTTCCATATTGAATAAAATCCTTTGATTTATAATTTAAAACTTCAACACCATTTACTAATATTCCAGTTGCTCCTGGTTTTGTTTTTGTATATTTACCCGAATACAATGGAGGAGAGATCTCTCTAAAAATTCTTTGTGGTTCTAAATTTTTTAAACTTGCAAAAGCAGGTTCGATTGAATTGTTCTTTATAGTTTTTGATCCACTGATTTGAATAAATTTAGAAAAATATAAATCTGATCTGGATTTTGATAATCTAATATGATTATTGTCTACCCTGTATAAAAAGTACTCCCCTTCTCCACCGTTTCTTGCATCAAATAAAGAAGAATCGATATAAATTCTCCTGTTCTTTGTACCATCATCATTTTGAGTTTCTACAAGTCTTTTTTCTGGAGTATAATATATCAATTCTCCGGTATAATAACCATGATCTAATAATTCTAAAGTATCACCAGAAAATGTGCCGCTGAATAAAACTTTATTTTTATTTGATACTATAGATTGCGATTGATATGCTGGCAAAGAATTAGAAGATATTAATATAGAATCTCCATATTGCTTTTTGTAAACATTCTGAATATTTGCGTGAAATTTGCTCAAATACGGAAATGTTTCCGAGTTTACTTTTTTGATTGGTTTTTTAATAAAGTATACTAAGCTGTCGTTAAGTATGGATTCAGATTTTAATACTACTATTATTTTTTTTGCTGTTGTAATGTCAAGAACTTCTGCTTCAATAGAATTTGTAGAATCCTTATCAATTATCAATACAGTATCCCCAAGTTTTATGTAATGATTTTTTTCCAAAGTTAATTCATATTTTTGAATCGACAAGTAATCGATTTGGGATATCATATATTGAATTGAATTGTTATATAACCAATTGTTAAATTTAAAGTTATCTTCCTCTACTCCTAATGTTTTAACACCTATCCCATCTCCAGATTTCAAATCGTAAACATCTCTTTGACTGGAAAATTCACTTAAAATGGGTCCTAATCTAACAGTGACCACATCCGAATCTTCAAGTTCTTTCGTGAATAGAAAATTTCTATCAGAAATATTATCTCCATCTAATAAAGGTTCAATAATATTAGTGCATCCAAGAAATTGCGTTGTAGTTCTTGACGTATATGACACAATGCCTGTAGTAGCAGTTTGACCTGTTGGATAAGTAACATACAACTCACCAGAGTTGGGGAAACCAATCGTAGAGTCCACATCAATAATTGTAGATCCGACAGAGACATCTCCAATTATACTAGTTTTCGAACTTACTTTAAATTCACCATAAGTTGATCCAACGACTCTAGAGTCTCTATTATATCCTCCATCAAAAGTAACTTTAAAATATTTTTCTGTATCACCAGTTTTTTCTACATTGTATACTGGTGTATATGCTTTTGATCCATCAAAATCCTGAAAGATAGTCCTATTTGATAAATTTAATGGATCTCCACTCACGTTTTCAATAACAAAATTTGATGAAACTAGATTAAATGCATTTGATGGAGTAAATAGGTTTTCTCTGGGTCTTATTATAGTTACATTTTCTCCATATAGTACATTAAATAGAATCTTAAATGATTGATCTGTCCCCTTACTTGAATAGAAATCTTTTGAATGCTTGATAAAAGTGCTTACATCCAACTTTGGACTCAATTTTCTTTGCGACAATCCTGGAAGTAATTGTACTTTTGTTTTAAGTAAAAATTCTTTAAGAAAGGTGCAGGTTAAATTCTCAATTGATTCTCCCTTACCATGATCAGATGCTTCAGAAGACTTAAATACAAGATCTCCTTGGTTTGTATCTGATCTATATGAAGTCACTCCACTAAATCCTCTAATACATCCCGTAAAAGCAGAGTCAGTTTTTGCAGTGTATAATATTATTTCATCGTCAATTTTTATCAATCCATAAGAATCTGGGAATCTATCTGTCCCTAAAGGTGAGTTCCTTAGATCAATGGTTATTACCTCATCAAATTCGTCAATATCCTGTCTCAAAAATACTTCATGATTTATAGATGTCTGTTCATCAACTTTAATATATTGATCAATATTTTGAATTAAATCATAAGGACCACTTTTATATTCTTGTGAATTATAATATTCCTTTAGAAACTCCCCAATTAAAGGAAACTCATTCTCAACATATGTTGGAAGTTGATTCTTAACGATACTACTGAATTTAATTCTTGTTTCTGTCATTTTTTTATATCTTATCCTTGATTAATAACCGCCGCCATAACCACCACCACCACCGGAAGACGGTGTTGATGATCCAGTAGATCCAGTAGATCCACTAGATCCACTAGATCCAGATGTAGTAGTCGGGGAAGTAGTAGATGTAGATGAAGCAACCACATTAGTAGATTGCTGACCCTGCCCAGTATATGTTGCAGATTGTACACCTAGTGGATCAACTACACTATCTGAGGTTGTCACAACTGGTTCACCTGATCTAACCAAGTTTCCTCCACTATAAGAAGAAGAAACAATATAACTTGATGCAGATGGATCGAGTCCTGATGCTATTTGATCTGATATCATTTGAAAAGAACTATTATTGATATCTAGTTGCAGATAAAGATCCTGTAATCCAACAATATCATTTGATGTCGGAGTAGCTTGTATTTCAATAACTTGCTGGCCATCCTTTTCAATTCCGGAGATAATATTGATAGCGTTGATTACGATGATTCCATTTATATAGTCTATTCTACCTACATCAGTTCTTAAAATTGTTGGATTCTGTGATCCAATATTTGGTAATGAGAATAAGAATAAAGAACCAGAGAGACCATCAGAATCGGGTATATCACTTAAATAAACTACTCCTTGTATTGAAGAAACTCTAAACCCAGTTGACTTAATATTAAATCCAGTAAAGTTTGCAATATGCATACGATTACCGAATCCAATTTGATATTCAGCAAATGCATTTGGAACAACTCTCAAGTCTCTCCTCATCCTAACAAGAGTAATATTTGAAGTTATAGACTCATGACTATCGTCAATGATTTTCAAAAATTTACTATATTTAAATCTAGCACCATATTTATTTAATTCTATTGAATTAGAATAAGTTAGGGTATTATTTTGAACTCTTGTTGATACATCAGCAGCAGAAGGAGCTAGATTTGTATTATAGTAAACATTAGTACTAACTTCAACAAACAAATATTTTAAATCTAAAATTTCTGGTACAATTCCAGATACAGCATATTTTTTAAGTCTTAACTTAATATTTTCTTTAATGAGATTAGGTAGGAAATCTCCAAATCTCGGTTTAATGCTTATAAAAACTTTTCCATATTGAGGTGGGTTTAGATCCTCTCCACCAAAAACAGATATAGATTCAGTCTCAGGATAGATCTTTGAAGGAATTAACGACTCATAATCATCTGCCGTTACAGCTCTATTTTGAGATGCATAAATTCTAGGGGCATATTTCTTAACTGAGTCAACAGATTCTATTGATTCTCCACCTCTTGAACTATATTCTACAGTAACCAAAGATATCCCATCAGTAACAATATGTTCAGTAGAATCTTTGATGAATGATAATCTGCCATTAAAACCTAATTGAGTTAATCCGTTTCCATCACCACCATTAGTTACAAGATACTCGATAGTTATAAAATTTTGATCCTCTAACTTTTTACCAAAAACTCCGTCACCAAAAATAATTTCATATCTTTCATTTTCTATTTCTTGAATATAAAATATCTTTGATTCCGATCCAACATCAAATAAACTATTGTGCATAGAATATTTTGTTGATGCTGCAGATGAAGAGTTATTTTTAACGAATAATCTTATGAGTTCAGAATCTACTCCAGCATTTGGTAAAATAAATCTTTGACTCGCATTCGAAGCAATAAAAGTATAATTTTTTGTTAAAAATGTTCCTTCATAAACTGGAATATTATCGAAAGTTGCAATATCTCTTATTACCGGAACTGTAATGTCATCTAAAATACAGAATGTGCTGGATGAACCCCCAAAAGATCCTCTAGACGCTGCTACAGTCCCTTTACGTAGGGTTAGAGCGGCAGGACGGGGTTGAATATTACTTGTATCTACAAAAAATGATATTGCAGTTGTTGCTGCTTTTCTTGATCTAGGAATATAACCGATATTTCTTGCTAATGCTACAACATTTTCTCTCAATGTCGCACTATCGATAAAAACTTCATTTGCTACCATGTTTGCATTATATGATGTGATATACGTATTATACGCAAGCACATCTAATATTGATGATAAGTTTGAACCATCAAAATTATAATCCGTGAAGTTGGAATTTGCCTCCAAATATGCACGTAATGATTCTTTAACTTGATTGAAATCTAGGTTTGTAAAATTAACTAACGGCATTTTACCTTGTTGGTAGCAATACTATTTCTAATTGTTGTGGTGGAACATCTGCTCCAATAATGTCATAATTTATAACAACATCAAATCCATTTCCTTCAATATTTGGAGTTGCCTTTAAGGATGTCAATCTAACTCTCGATTCTTGTCTTTGAATTGATTCGTTCAGTTCACTTTCAATTTCAAGTGCAGTAATATCATCAATATTTTCAAAAAGTGAATTTGTAATGCGAGATCCAAAGTCTGGTTGAAAAGGTTTTTCACCAGGAATAGTAAAAACGATGTTTTTTATTGATCTAGCAATTGCATTTGCATTTTTGAGAATAATTAAATCCTTTGTCAGAGGATTACTCTGAAAAGTCATGCTAATATCCTTAAAACCTTGACTTATCCTCTGTAAAGGCACGACAATTTGGCAATTATGTATTATTTATCAAGGTTTTTATGATTTATTGAGAGTCTAAAGGTCGATCTTCTTGCGATTTATACATGTCAATTGGATTTTCTTGCTCTTTTTCGCGCTCTTTAGACGTTTTCCAAAAATATTCGTCCTCACGACCCATTCCAAGGCGCTCAAATCCGTTTTCAACTTGGTAATATTGAGTTGAAACCTTAAAATCAGGCATTTTGGCATCAACAGGAGTTAAACTGTTGTCAAAAATACGCATTCTGTTATTTGGATACAGCGCATATTGCCCATTTTCGAGTTCAACAAGATTATGTGACTTATGTTCTGCTGGATTTTCACTTGTTGCATAGTCAATTGCATCAGGATCTTGGTGATAATTGTCTAAAGTGCAAATATACGTCCCTTTTTGGATACCAAAGTCTCTTGTATACAGTTCATAATCCATCGAACCGATAAATTGCTTCTGAACTGCGACGACACCATAGTCCATACAGTTCCAAAACTGTAAATTTGGTAGATCCATATCAGGTTTTGGTGTTTGCGGATCAGAAACAAACGCACTAATAGGTAATTTATCATACATTGCCGCATATTCTGGTAAATATGTCTCAAAATAAAAAGTGCGCCCAGGAATCGACTTAGCCGATACCCAGACGCCTTTAACAAATTCACCATGACCAGATTGATGGTCCGTTAGATACTCTTTACGAACCCATACTTCGACCGAGGGGAGGTTGCAAATAAGTGCTGCCATTATCAATTAATATAACTTCACCTATTTACCCTGTCCACGATATGCTTTTTTTGCTTTATTGCGAGAAGTCGCGGCATAGAGGGTATTTTGCGAGCTTCCTTGGCGAGTTTTTTTGGGTTTTCCAACCACATACCCACCACCTTTCATAATTGCCATAATAGTCTACCTCAAATTACACGAGTTTTTTCATGACCTACGCGGATACGAGGGTCGCACCAGATCTCATGCCCCTGTTCCTTTGCATCAAGACAGAATGAGACATCCTCACCACACATGTCCTGTACATTTCCACTCTCAAAGACTTGCATCTTAGGAGCAAACCAAGGATATTCTAGATTCTCAAAGACACCCTTCTTAATTAATACCCATCCAAATCCTGTATAATCAACAGTAAAAGGTTTCCGACGTTTCTGACTGGATTCGACAGTTTCGTGATTCATCACTCCACCATTCTTACGGAAATCATCCTCCTCTAACCAATGCGCCACAGAAGTTGTTTGTCCATCCTCAGTGGCATACCATCCGGCAACAATCTCACGCTCTTCACCTTCTTCGGTGATTGCCATGTCACATAACTGCCAGAACTTCTCTGTGTTGAATACAATGTCACTATCAATCCATAACTGATAGTCATACTGTAACTTACCATCCCAAGGTACTTGATTAGGTCCTCGAAGTACATTTGCTCCAAGACACTTACAGCGGGCAAAGTTCACCATGGAAGAATAATCTTGACTGATCTGAATACTCATCCCATTCTGTACCATATCAAAGCACAGTTGTACAAAGTTCTTCAGAAATACATAAGAACATCCTCGACCTGGAAGACAAAATACAATTGTCTTGCCACGCATTCTTTGCTTAATATCATCAATATCCCACTCTACTTCAGGTTTCTTTGCAGGTGGTTTTGCTTTAACAGTAAATCCTTTAGCCATGTTGATTAATTTACTTCAGTTCAATTATAACTCAGTATGTATGCTCTGTCAATAAGATGCTTCACCAAATTTGTGTACGGTTAACTCCTCATAAGACAAATCCCCCAACTCATAATCGGTCTTCATTAAACCGACCATACCATTGAGGGTGCTCCAAGTAATATTAAATTCTTCTTCTTTTACACTCGCAAATATACACTCGTCTCTCAAATAGATATGAAATATTTTTTCCTTTGGGGTCATTTTTTACCTCGGGAATTTTTTTGTAGAAAATGGATTTGTAATCCGCATTATATATCGACCCTTTTCATCTTTTCAATATACTTAAAAATTTTTTTGTCAGTATGAAATCACTCTCGAAAAAGACATACAGTGTAGGTTAGGGTAGTTAACGTTTTTTATCACGCCCGCCGCCCGATATAAACGAACGCCCCTAAAACACTGTCCTCAGAGTGTTACTCACAGTATAACATAGGGGTGCTGATGGTGTCAACCCCCCATGTCTTTAAGTGTCACATAAGACTGCTAATTACCAGCTGACAGGAACACTCAGGTCCTCTACGTAACTATCAATTACGCGCTCTGATCCTTGAAGTTCAAATAACTGCTCCCAGTCAATCTGATGAGGGTCAAAGTCTTCGAGCGTCTCTAATTCCAGAGTGATTCGATAACGCTGCTTCTGTGCCTGCTGATATGCAACTGACATGAATCGGTCTCCGTTGGTGTGACTTAGTAAGTATAGAATACCTGAGAGATATTGTCAACCCTCTGCCGTATATTTATAAGGATTGCTGATATTTTTGTATCACCATGTCCCCATAAAAGTTCACGGCGGGTCTTGACATTTCTGCGAGTGTGTGATAGACTGCTCGCTTAGATCACTACCCCATGAGACATTAAAATCATCAATAATACACTCCACAGATACTACGAAGACACTACAAATACACCACAGAGCAACTCTTAACAAAAAACGCAGGTATATTTATTAAACCATTTTTAATTGATTTTTTAATACAAATGTAATAGTTAATACAAAAAGAGGGGATATTGCGCCCCTCTGAGTATTATTCAGGTGTGTGAGTAAGTATCAATAAAGTGCTTCGATTGCCTCCAGAATGAGAAGAATATCACGACCATTCTCTGCTGTTTCAAGTGCATCGAAGAGTTGTGTTTTAGACATGAGAAGATGTTAGATAGTGTAGGATATGTGATGAGTTTAGAGACATCCAAGGTCTGATAGATTAGTTCAGGAAACTATCAATGGTTTCACCGATTGTACGATCACTCACATCGGGTTCGATAATCTCTGCTGCTTTATAGAGTGTATCAGCAGTAAAAGAACGAGCACTATCTGACTGCCAGAGAAGAACACCGATGATAGCCAAGAGAACGAATTTCATGTGAATGATGAGATGTTGTTTAGAAGATCTGGGTTTAGATAATGCTTTGAGCATTAGGCAAATGTATAACCGTTAGAAAAATCTTCGTTCTTGAAGATATTTTTTCCATTGATACATCCAACGAACTTTCTTACATACCATGCAAAATCTTTCTGAAATACACACTCACCAGTAATACAGAACTCATCACACAGTGCGTTCAATCGTGACTTAGTAGTGTTAGTTTGCCGACCTCCATCAAAGATAATCATATCAGTATCAGTAATTTCAGCAATTTTCTTATCATAAAGGAATACAGACGAAACAACACATTTGTCACTATCATTGAAGAAGTTTACAACCTTTGTGTTGCCAGACTTCCAGTCAGTTTCAGACTTGATTGCATCGATCATTTGCTGTTCGATCTTACGCATGTTCAGAGTTGAGTGAAGTGAATTGGAGTGGAGGTCGGGTGCTGTCCTTCCCTCCCATGTACCTAATATGGCAGATCTGACCTTAGATTACAAGGGGGGTTGTGACACTTCTCTGACTGGCACACCACTTCTTGTAAAGAACCTCCTCCAGATTGTATGCTTGTGATTCTCTCTCAGTCTCGTCAATCATGCCGCTCTCGTTCTGAACAACGTGGACAAGTTCGTGGAGAATAGTTTTCACATGCTCCTCATATGTCAAACTATAATGCACCTGAACAAATTGCTCATCACCATTCACCTCTGTAAATCCCAGCGCGTTCTCATCTCGTAGGTTTGTACTGTAAATTTCTACGTCGCTGCGAATCTCGTATATCGAAGCAAAAAACTCGTAAACCCTCGAAGTAAGATCAGAGAACCTCGATTTACCTGAAACAAATAACATTTTAGACCTCCGTTAGTTCTTGCTGATAGAGCATATATTGCTCCTCTGTAACCTCATCGACAAGTGCCTGAATCTCCTGAAAGATGTGATCGTCATCGACAACATTACTAAGAATTCTTTCTGCTAGCTCGGGATTACCTTCTGCGACAAAATGATACTCTTTTGTATCTTCATAATAAACAATGCAATTTTCAGCAGTGAAAACCCATGCCGCACAGTGTGCATCTTCACCGTGCTTTTCAATCAGTTCGTTGACATGTTCCAGATGATCTTTGAGTGTGTTGTTCATGATCAGAAAATCAGATAAGAGATTGCAGTTTGACAACTTCAGGTGCTGTATCATCTACCTGAATTGTAATAATGTTAAAGTAAGGATTATTCTTCCTACATGTAGCAATAGCATCCTCTCTTGTCTCAGCAATGTAACTCAAAATGTCATACTGTTGATGACCATTAGGGCGGATGTGTTCGCCGTAAAGATTGAACTTAGATTCAGTCATGTTGTTGTTAATCAGTTGTAGGGAAAAAATGAAGAAGTAGTTGAATCAGTGGTGTAGGGAATGTTAAAATCCTCACCGAACATCTGGTAATAGAAGTCACTGAAGATAGCAAAATCATCAGGTGTTTCGTTGTTCCAAACTTTGAGGATTTCGTCGTAGGTGTTCATGTTCATAAGAGAGTAAGGTTCAGTTACCGAAGAAAGCATCGTGAGCATCAAGGACGAAATCGATCACTTCGTCAGTTGCATTAACTCCAAAACGATCGCAGAACCAATCAACTGCCATATCGTTGGAGCACATAGTATCGAACATAAAATCCTGAAGTTCAGTCAGGTTTTCGGGTGAAAGGGTTGCTTTGTTTTCCATGGTTCTAATATGGCACAGATTTGGGTTTTTTGCTGTATCGG